CCGGTCAATCCTAGTTGATCCCTCTGCAAAATCATTCAAGAATCAGCTAATCGCAGACGACTTCAAGAGAGTAAAGAACGCCAACAATACCGTAAATGATGGACTCGCCAAAATAGCCAACGCTTTCCAAACTGGCAAACTAATCATAGTCCAAAATAGATGCCCTCAGTTAATCGAAGAGATTGGCGGTTACGTCTGGGATTCGAAAGCATCAGAACGCGGCGATGAAAAACCCATCAAAGAGAACGACGATCTTCTCGATTGCCTACGATATATTGGCAATGAAATATTTTGAGGTGAATATATGACAATTACTAATATTAACAATTTATTTAAAATCGGGAATCAATGGCCGCCAGAATCGGAACTATCCCGACTGACTACATATACAACTAATCAGCGTCTTTTCGAGGGGAAACACGATCTAGTCTTCAGCCATAACTCAGCAGATGAAACCCGTAGAAAAGATATTGTCGCGAACTGGCATAAGCGGCTATGTACTTTGTTTGCTGATCTATTGGTTGGGTCTCCTCCAAACTTCACCGCCGATAATCAACCAACGATGGACAGAATAACCAACAATAATAAAATGGACATACTTTTATATAACACTGTTATTAATATTCTGAAATATGGGAATGCAGTTCTCAAAATTCGATACGACGAACGCGCCAAAATCGATCTTATCAACCCGTCGTTATGGTTCCCTATAATCTCGCCAGATAACAAAGCTGAGGTTGAATCTCACGTTATAGCATGGACATTTACCGAAAATGGAACCGACTATTTAACGGCTGAAATTCACCGCAAGGGATCAATTGAGAATCGGCTGTACGTGATGAAAGACGGCAAAATATCTAACGCTGTCGAATTATCCACCATCGAACGTTATAAAGATATTCCCGACTCTCAGAAGACTGGCGTCGATGACTTCCTAGTGATTCCACTTACCAATATCGGAGCCGAAAGCGTTGTCGGAACTGATGACTTTACCGATATAAATGGACTCATTAAAGAACTTGAGAACCGGCTTATAAGAACATCCCGAACTCTCGATAAATTTAGTGATCCTAATATTGTGGGTTCGGAAGCTTCAATAAACATAGATCCCGACACCGGCGAAAGTGATATTGAAATTGGTGGTGGCCGATTTATTCCCATCGGCGAAGATGGAACCGCACCATATTATCTTGTATGGGATGCAAAACTAGAAGCTTCATTTAAGCAGATTGAATTTATATTATCGCAATTATATATAATGTCGGAGACTTCCGCCGCTTGCTTCTCGGATCTTAAGACGGGACTGGCGGAAAGTGGTTCTGCACTTAAACGACTACTTATGCCAACATTGGCTAAAGTTAATAGGTTAAAAATCATCATGGAAGAACCGCTAAAAGATGTACTGAGAACCGCCGCCGATATCGAAGTTGCATCAAAGTTGTCTGGCGCAACTAAACTTGAAAATATTTCGATAGATTGGCGTTCCTCATTGCCGGTTGACATGAAAGAGCTGGTCGATATTGAGACTCAACGGGTAAACTATCGGCTAACTTCAAAACATAGTTCCCTAAAACGGTTGAACGAGGGCGCAAGTGAAGCTGATATTGAAGCCGAACTAAAAGCAATAGACGGCGAGCAATCCAGAGAATTTGGGTTTATGAACTTAGAACAATAAAACTCGAAAACGAAACTATTTCGTTCTCCGAAGATACATCTAATAAAATAAACAATTGAACGCGATGTACAAACATCGGGCGAACTGGCCCTAAAACGTAGGTTATATTTATGACTGAAAATAATAATACTGTTGATGGGGACGGCACCCAGGATAGTGGCGAAGCCACCAATAACGCCGGTAAAAATGATAAACTTTTCACGCAAGATGAACTAAACGCCAAAATATCAGCGCGTTTAGAACGTGAAAAGACAAAATACGCCGATCTTCAACAACAATTTGATGATTTACAAGCGAAGATTCAGGACGCTGATTTTGAAAGCTTGAAAAAGAAAATTCTTGCATCGAAAGAATTGCCTGAAGAGTTGGCGGCTAGATTGAAAGGTGAAACTGAAGAAGAGCTTGCGGCTGATGCTGAAAAATTAGCATCAATAGTCAACGCTAAAAAATCAGTTGGCAGAAATACTAATCCCGCAGATACTGGAGCGGTTCTATTTACTGTCGCTGAAGTTAAAGCGATGACTCCAGATCAACGCATAGCGAATATGGTACAGATTGAAAAACAACTGAAAGATGGAACTTTGAAATAAGGAGGATATTATATATGGCATTAAACAATTTTATTGGTGAAGTTTGGAGTGCGAAAGTACTCGAATCACTTAGGAAAAATCTTGTATTTGGACAGACTGGAGTAATCAACCGAAATTATGAGGGCGAAATTAAGGGGAAGGGAGACACTGTAAGAATAACAGCATTCAGCCCTATCACCGTTGATAACTATGATGCGACAACCGGGTTATCTGATCCTGAAACACTCACTGATGCACAAACCACGCTTACTATGTCCAACGATAAATATTTCAACTTTATGGTTGATGACGCGGACAAAGCGCAAGCCAACGTTGAACTTATGAAAGCCGCCACTTCTGACGCGGGTTATCAGCTTGCAGACGCCGCCGATGTTATTATCGCTTCTCTCTACGATCAAGCAGACTCCGGCAACGCTGTTGGAACTGACGCATCCGCAAAAGTTCCCGACAACTCCAGTGCCGGTTCTACATATCTTGACTATATCGCCGATCTCAAACAGAAGCTTGACGAATCCAACACGCCCTTAGAGGGCAGATGGCTGGTTATACCTCCGTGGTATCTAAACGGTCTTATCAAAATGGAGGCAATCAGCGGCGCTTCTCTCAGCGGTACAACTGAAGGTCTCAGAAATGGATGGTGCGGTCGTCTTTACGGCTTCGATGTTCTTCTATCCAACAACGTGCAGACTAAAGTTGGAACCGGACCTAAGACCAACTATAAAATAATGGCTGGTTATCCGGGTACTATCACATTTGCGGATTCTGTTAATGAAGTAGAGGGCTACAGACCGGATAAATTCTTTGCGGATGCTGTGAGAGGTCGTCACGTTTACGGCGCAAAGGTAGTTAGACCTTCATCTCTCGCTGTACTAACTGCAAGACAAACATCATAGATAATAATATTATAATATTAGGAGGATATTAATATGGGACGTTCTGAAATTACTGTAAATGAATTAAATGGTGCTTTCGCAAACCATGAAACTGCTGATGTTATCGACAAATCCAACGATCACTCTATAGCTGCCGCGTCTAACTTCGAAAGGATGATCATTTCTTTTGAACTTTCCGCCGCAACTGCCGCCGATACAATAACCATTGTGGCCGGTACTGCTCACCCAGCATTTAGAGCGGGAATCGGCGACTTAGAATTTGAAGCTGCTGGCGGCGCGGAAAGAGTTTGTATCGGTCCGATTGAAACCGCCAGATACTTGCAGGCCGATGGGACTATTCACATCGATATTGCCGGTTCTACTATCGCCGGAACTATTGACGCTTATTCAGTACCCTGAAATGGGGGCGCGTAGAATGGGTGTCGACTGGAGAGTGATAATTGCTTTCATGGTTGGATTAGCTATTATTTTGAAAGTATTAACCATTACAATTAACTTCTCGTAGGTGGTTTTTTACACCTACATTTTAATTTATTGGAGGTGAATATATGACAGATTATATTAGTGTCGGTGATGCTACAACATATTTTGGCGTAACTCTTCATCTTTATACTGATGAATGGACTGATGCAAGTGCCAACGATAAAGCCGCAGCTCTCAATATGGCACAACAGAAGATTGAAGCCATTAGATGGAAGGGCAGAAAATATAGTGAAGATCAGGATCTACAATGGCCGCGTTATATAAAAGTTAAGAATGTTTGGAAGATCGCAGTTTATGATGACACCGCAGAGGATGCCGTAGTTCCACAATTCATAACTGATGCAGTATGTGAAGAAGCTTTAGAACTTCTCAGAACCGGCGACAGTCAGCGGCGACGGATGCAGAACGCTGGAGTATCTGAATTCTGGCTATCAAGTGAAGTTAAAGAAAAATATAATTCTACGGGATCAATAAAAGATACCGGATTGATTAGTTGGGATGCCTACAATCTCGTCAAAAACTGGATTGGTGGTCCGGTGGCGATAAGATGACCGATATCATAGATGACTACATGCCACACACTGCCTATAAAGAAGTTCCCGGATCAGCTACAATATGGGAGGGCGACGTTACTGGCGATGGGTCTTTAACTCCATTGGCCGGTCCGCCATCTAGCGTTTATTATGTTAAAGTGACAGTTTCAGGGACCGATTGCACCGGAACGGTGAGCATAACGGGTGATTCAAGTAGCGGCGGTGTTATAACTGAGGATTTGACGTATACGTCTGCTAGAAACAAAATTACCGGGTATGGGTTTGATTCTGGAGTTCCTCTAGTCTCGATAACAACATCGGGATTTACTAATACACATATAAAATGTGAATACTGCCAGTCGGGCGGAACTCTATTAACTGGAGCTGCATCATGGAATGATTTCGCTTGTAGATGGGATGATGTAGAGGTTTTTTACTGGTCGGATTTAGGGGCGGCTACTTTGTCGGATGCTGT